TAACAGAGATCAGACCGTGCGCGTAAAATACCTCGCCGGAAAAATCCGGCGTGATTTTTTCCAGGAGGATCACCGGCGGCGGAGGTTGGGCGCGGTTTCGTGGGCGGCCTGTTTCCGTGGGCGTTTCGTGGGCGGCGGCGGAGCGCCGGAGACAGCACAGGCAGAAGCACCGCCCACAAGAGCAGACACCACAACCGGCACCGCCCCCAGGGCGGCCCCGGCAGACGATCCCCGGCAGGGACGGCGGGCGGCCTCCTCCGGCACCGGCGGAGCGGGCAGGGGCGGCAGACGGCCACCAGGAGCGGGACCGGATGCAGGACGGCGGCCCAGGCTTGCAGAATCGCCGCGCCGAAGGGTTTTACGCGCACGGTATCAAGCCTATACCCAGTCTATCAACGGCCCCCCTATAGTCCCCCCAGGACCTTGCAAGCCCTCCCCTGCAATCCTGCAAAACCACCGCCACAGAGACCGCCAGCAGGCCGCAGCAGAGGCAAGAGGCACCGCACAGCAGACCGCCATCCATACAGCACCGGCACCGCCTCCAGCCTCCAGCACAGCCAGCACACAGGCCCACAGCCACACACAGCACAGCCAGCGGCAACCAATCAACGCGCCCGCGCCCGATTCAAACCAAACGCGCAGGCGCATGAACCAAAACGCGCCCGCACGCGCGAATCAAAACGCGCCCGCGTGCGCGTAGGTACTCCGGGCAGGTCCTCAACCTCTGCGGGTGCGGAGGCGCAAAATATTTTTAGGTGTGTATCAATTTTTTTCACTTCCCCCGGCCCGGGCCGGAAAAATAAGAGGGGGGTCAAAAAGAAAAATTGGCGGCCACTGGAGGGCCGCCAGAAAATTTTTTAAGAAAATTTTGAAAGTGAGCAACTGTGAGCAGGTTTTATGTGGTAATATGGCAACGTGAATAATTGGCCCGTGGCGGAAACGCTGCGGGCTTTGCTATTTGTTGGGGGTGTAGAGATGTCGAGGCGGAGCAGCGAGCGCGACACCGCCAAGGCTGAATATATCGCCCGGAGGAGCAGAGGCGAAAAGGTCAATCTGCGGGAGCTGGCCGAGGCTGTGGGCGTGGCTTATTCGTCGGTGCGGAACTGGAAGCGCGAAGACAAATGGGACGAGGCGCTGCCCAAAAAGAAGCGGGGCGGCCAGCCAGGAAATAAAAACAGCAAAGGGAAGCGGAACGCCGCCGGGAGCCATCCAGGAGCGCCACGCAACAATAAGAACGCGGAGAAAGACGGAGCTTACAGCGCCGTCTTTTTCGATATGCTGTCGGACGAGGAGAAGGAACTGGCGGAGAAAGCACCGCTGGGGAGCCGGGAAGCCCTGGAGCATGAAATGAAAATCCTGAAATTCCGGGAGCATAAAATCCTTGCGAAAATTGCGGAGTATGAGGAAGCCCCGGCGGATGCTCTCTATGTCAGCAGCGTATTGGATATGCGGGAGCCTGGGGGCCGTGGGAAGGATAAGCGGGACGGCGCAAATCAGACCATGGGGATGTATACCAAGGATAGTGCTTTTGCCCGTGTGCTGAAATTGCAGGAGGCGCTTTACAAGGTCCAGGGCCGGATTGCCAAAATTGCGGACAGCCTGCGGGCACTGGAGGAACACGCCGACCGTATGGAACTGGAGCGGGAGCGTCTGGAGATCATGCGCATAAGGGCAACGGGCCTTGTGGACGCAGACGGCGAAGACGAGCCGGACGAGCTGGAGAACATCGAGATAGAGGATGTGAAGGGGGAGGGTTGATGTTTGGCAGGTCAAAAAAGAGCGACTTCACATATCTGCCCACATCAATACCGACACCAAGGAGACACAGAAAAGGCGGTATGGAAACGATTTTGGTGTTCGTGGAAAAGTGTGCGAGCCGCCCATTGAGAGATTGGGAGGCAGATGTGCTGGAAACGTTGGTTAAGGCGGCGAATGAAAATGAAACTATGCACGGATAAGGTTGTGGCGGACTGGCTGGGCCTGACGCAAAAGCGGGTCAAGCAGCTCCGGGACGAAGGCGTGCTTACAGAGAAAATGCCGGGGCTGTATAATCTGCGGTCGTCGGTATTGCGGTATGTGAACTACATACGCACGGGAAACCGGGCGGACCTGAATGGAGAGCGGGCCTTGCTGACAAAAGCGAAACGGGAAGCGGCGGAACTGGAGAACAAAGTGCGCAGCGGGGAACTGCACAGCGCAGATGATATTGAGCAGGGAATCAAAACCTTGTGCCTCAATATCCGCAGCCGCTTTTTGACACTGCCCGCGAAGCTGGCGCCGACGCTGGCAGCCATGGACGGAGACCAGGCGCGGATGTTCGACGAGCTGAAAAAAGCCATCGACGAGGCGCTGGAGGAATTGAGCAATTACAAGATTGCACTTGCGGAGCAGGATGGAGATGAAGAAGAAAGCGAACCCATGTAAGGGGTGTATTTGGCAGGTTAGGATCGACGAACAGAAGGTGTATTGTCCGTTCTGGAAGTGTGTCAAGGGCCGTATACCAGCGGAGAACGGAGCGACAGGGCGTGGGCAAAGAAATAAGGATGATTGATATAGCGCCCCAAACGGCGGAACTGTTTGCCCGGTGTACCGCTGTTTTGAAGCCGCCTCCAGAGCTGACACTATCCCAGTGGGCAGATACATACCGGATGCTGTCGGCGGAGAGCAGCGCGGCCCCTGGAAAGTGGCACACGGAGAACGCGCCCTACCAGCGGGAGATCATGGACGCAATCGGAGACCCGCATATCCGCAAGGTCGTTATCATGAGTGCCGCGCAGATCGGGAAGACGGCTATGCTCATGAATATGCTGGGCTACTATATGCACTACTACCCCGCCCCGGTGCTGGTGATACAGCCTACCCTTGATACGGCCCAGGCGTTCAGCAAGGACTTTCTCGCACCCATGCTGCGGGATACGCCAGTCCTGCGTGATCTGGTGGACACGAAAAGCCGATACTCCGGCAACACGATCCTAAAGAAGAACTTCCCCGGTGGTCATGTGACCATCATCGGAGCCAACAGCGCGGCGGGTCTGCGTATGCGCCCGATTAAGGTTGTGCTGGCGGACGAGGTAGACGCCTACCCGGCCAGTGCCGGGACAGAGGGCGATCCGCTCCTCTTGGCACAAAAGCGGCAGACTACTTTCTGGGATAAAAAGACGGTGGTTGTTTCCACGCCGACCATCAAGGGACACAGCCGCATTGAAACTGAATTTCTGGAGAGTACACAGGAGGAGTGGACGGTTCCCTGCCCTGGGTGCGGACATTATCAACCGCTCAAATGGAAGGGCATCAAGTTTGATAAAACTGACTTGACCAAACCGATCTACTACGAGTGCGAACGGTGTGGGGAGTTGTTCGGGGAATACGAGTGGAAGAGGCAGGGACAGAAGGGCCGATTCCGGGCGGAGAATCCAGGCGCGGAGGCGCGGGGATTTCACCTGAACACGCTGGCCTCCAATTTCTGCCCCTGGCGGGATGTGGTGGAAAAGCACCAGCTTGCAGTAGAGACGCAACGGCAAGGCGACCTGGAGAAACTGAAAGCCTGGGTCAACACAGAGCTTGGCGAGACCTGGGAGGAGCCAGGAACGCGGCTTGACCCGACGGAGCTTTTCAACCGGCGAGAGATATACGACGCGGAAGTGCCGGAAGATGTGATGGTCCTCACTGCTGGCGTGGACGTGCAGAAGGACCGCTTCGAGGTAGAGGTCGTTGGTTGGGGTGCTGGGAAAGAAAGCTGGGGAATCCGATACCAGAAGATTTTCGGGGATGTATTGAAAGAACAAGTGTGGGAAGACCTAGATCAATTTCTTTTATCTCCGTTCTACAAAAAGGATGGGACAGCGTTGCAAATCCTTTGTACTTGCATCGACAGCGGCTATCAGTCAAACGCCGTGTGCAGTTTCGCAAAGGAGCGGACATACCGGCGTGTTTTTGCCGTGAAGGGCAAGGGCGGTATGGGTATCCCCTATATCCCAAAAGAGACGAGGAGCAACCGGGAGGGCGCTCCTCTGTTTACTTTAGGCGTGGACGCGGGAAAGACGCTTCTGTTTCAGCGGTTGGGCGTCAAAATGCCAGGCCCAAATTATTGCCACTTCCCCATGAACGAGGAAGCGGGCTACAGCGAGGACTACTTTACCGGCCTGACCGCAGAGCAACAGATCAGCCACTTCCGCAAGGGCGTTCTGGTGAGCGCGTGGGTGCCGCGAGAAGGAAACGAGTTCAAGCGCAATGAACCTCTGGACCTGCGGGATTACGCACAAGCCGCCATGGAAATTCTTGGTCCCAATGTTTTGAAAAAGCCCGCACCGGGAGAAAAACCGGAGCTTCCAAACCGGAGAGGAAGAAGAATACGTTTCAGCGGGATACAGTGAGGAGACGGAAAATGGCAATCTTTAACAAGAAGCTGTGTGAGCAGAAATTAAAAACCTGGCTGGCGGCGGAGGAGGCTATCGCCACCGGACAGAGCTACCAGATCGGAACCAGAATGTTGACCCGTGCCAATTTGAAGCAGGTCCGGGAGCAGATGGAATACTGGGGAAAGAAACTGGCGGAGGCCGAGGCGGAGGAAAAGCGGGGCGGCAGAAACCGCATTTACCGCGTTATCCCGTTGGACTAAGGGAGGGGAAACGGCGTGTACCAAGAAAAGCGGAGTGGCCTATACCTGCCGGATGGTGTACGCACAGTCGGGCAGCAGCGGCAGGAGGCGGCCATGCGTGCGATAATCTCCGCTATCAACAGCGGATATTCGCACTACGGCGCAAGCAGAACCGGCGCAAATATGCTGGGCTGGAACTCCTATAGCGGGAGCGCCAAGGAGGATATTGAAGATAATCTGGACGTTCTGCGTCAGCGGAGCCGGGATGCCTATATGGGGATTCCGACGGCCACCGCCGCTTTGAAGACGCTGCGAACAAACGTAATCGCGGGGGGCCTCATGCCATCTCCGCAGATTGACGGGGAGTTTCTGCGCATGACAAATGAGCAGGCGGAAGAACTGCAAGCGCAGATTCTCCGGGAGTTTTCCTTATGGGCGGACAGCCCTGTATGTGACGCGGACCGAATTGACGATTTTTACAGCCTACAGCAGTTGGCCTATCTGGGGTCCCTGATGAACGGGGATTCCTTTGCTGTTCTGCAAACCAAGAAAAGACCGGGGTGCCCCTACGATCTCCGGGTGCGGCTGGTGGAGGCGGACCGAGTATGCAGCCCCGGCTACCACGACCGGCAGACAAGGAGCGTGGTAGAGGGGCATACGGTGGAGAGCATCATACAGGGTGTGGAAACGGACACGGACGGCGAGATCAAAGCCTACTGGATCGCGGACAAGCACCCACGCTCCTACACCACCTTGAAGCTCCAGGACTGGAAGCGGGTGGAGGCATACAGCAGCACAGGGAGAAAGAATATTCTACACGTCATGAGCCGGGAGCGAGCGGGCCAGCGGCGGGGCGTTCCTCTCCTGGCCCCCGTTCTGGAGACGCTGAAACAACTGGAGCGGTACGCCGATGCGGAAACCACGGCGGCGCTCCTGGGTGCGATCTTCACGGTGTTTGTGAAGAAGGGCGGCATCAGCGACGAAGGGCCTTTCGGTCAAGTGATGCAGGAGGAAATTCTAAAGGCCCTCACAGGAAAGCGGGACCCGAACGACCTTGCATTGGGTGCGGGTCTCATTTTTGATCTGGAGCTGGGAGAAAGCATCGAGACGGTGGAAACTCAACACCCACATTCCGGCTACGACACGTTCATGATGGCCCGCACGAAGCAGGCGAGCGCAGCAATGGAAATCCCGGTGGAAGTGCTGTTCAAGCGGTTCGATTCTCAATTCAGCTCTGCACGAGGGGCGCTCAATGAATTTTGGCGCACCTGCGGGATGCAGCGGGAATGGTTTGCAGAGGACTTTTGCCAGCCCATTTACGAGACATGGCTTGCCGAGGCCGTGGCACGGGGGCGTATCCGTGCGCCGGGCTTCTTCGACGATCCAGCAATCAGAAAGGCATATACGGACTGCAAATGGAACGGACCTTCCAAAACGGCGCTCAATCCCTCCCAGGAGGTCGAGGCGGCCATAAAGCGCGTTGCGGAGGGATTTTCCACGGCGGAGGAGGAAACCGCACAGCTCACCGGCGGAGACTACAACCGGAACATTAGGAAGCGGCTTGTGGAGGCAAAACGAAAGCGGGAAGTGGACGAGGAAAGAAACCCGGCCACAGAAAAACCAGCGCCGCCGCAGAGCGGAGCGGGAGAAAAAAAGACTGGAGGGAATGGAGATGTCTAAATTCTGGCAATTCAGAAATCAGACAAGCACCAGCGCGGAGCTGATCTTGTACGGGGATATTTCGGATACAAGCTG